ACCCAGCCCGACTGCCGCTACTGCGAAGATGCCAAGCGGCTGCTTCAGGCGCGCAACATCCCCTACGAAGAGGTGCCTGCGAACGTCTTCACGAAGGGCTTCCTGAAGGCCCTCGATCTGACGACCGTGCCCCAGGTGTGGGAACTGATCGACTTCCGGGGGGAGGGAACGCTTCCCTACTACGTCGGCGGCTTCACCGACCTGGAGGAATGGATCCTCCTGTGTGAGGGGGAGCACCGGATTGACTGACCCCGTACTGCTGATCGACGCAGATGTGCTTGCCTATCAGTGCGCCTCGGCAGCCGAAGTTGCCACCGAATGGGAGCCTGGGTATTGGACCTGGCACTGCGACGAAGGCCAGGTTCGAGAAGCCGTCCTCGCCGCCCTCCAGACCTACCAGGAAGGGTTCGGTACCGACCGTTATACCCTCTGCCTCACTGATAGTGACGGCAACTTCCGAAAGCGCATCCTGCCCACCTACAAGGGCAACCGAGCCAATGTGAAGAAACCGTTGGTTCTCAAGGCCATCCGAGAATGGATGATCGACGAGCTTGGGGCGTATCTGCGCCCCGGCCTCGAAGGCGACGACTGCATGGGCATCCTCGCCACCGTGGCGACCAAGGATAAGGCACAGCGGATCATTGTGTCCATCGACAAGGACATGAAGACGATCCCTGGGTTTGTCTCTCGTGGTGATCCTGACGACATCGTTCAGGTGTCCGAGGACGAGGCCGACTACTGGCACCTCTATCAGACCCTCACCGGAGACCAGACGGACGGCTACTCAGGCTGTCCTGGCATTGGCCCGAAGACGGCTGAAAAGCTCCTGAAGACCCTGCCTGATGGCCCTGTCAACCCCGAGATGACCCACGTCGAGTGGATGTGGAGCCTCGTGGTGAAAGCCTACGAGGCGAAGGGGCTGTCCCAAGAAGTCGCCCTAACCCAGGCGCGTGTCGCACGCATACTCCGAGCAACCGATTACGATTTCAAGAAGAAGGAACCGATCCTTTGGCATCCCAAAAGAAGTTGATCGATTGGTATGGAAGCCGCGAAGGTCTCACCATTGGCTTCGTTTATGAAATCGACCGCAACGGTCACTTCAAGGACGACGAAGGCGACCTCCGCAACTGCGTGAACGGGGAGTGGGAAGACCCTGACACAGACCCGGTCGATTCGCCCGTGCAGTCTGATGGAGGCTCGACCAGCTACTACCAGATCCCCGAAGGGGCCACCGAACTGAACGACCTGATCGAAGCGAAGCAGATGAGCTTTGCTCTCGGGAACATCTTCAAGGCCTGCTACCGCTTCGGCGAGAAGGATGGAGCAAGCCGTATCTACGATCTCAACAAGATCATCTATTTCGCCAACCGGCTGAAGGCCATTGAGGAGAAGAAGACCCATGCAAGTTCGTGACCTGATCGGCTTCAACCCGGAAGTCTTCGTCCAGGAGTTCATCGACGCCTTCGAAGCCAAGGGCGCTCCCTGGCCGAAGCTGGTCGAAGAGGAGATCGACGAGTTCTACGAGGCGTGGGGCATCGTCATGGATACCCCCGACAATGTCGATGGGGACACCGCGATCCGGCTTTCGGCTGACCTCCTCAAGGAATTCTGCGACATCCTCTACGTTCTCGCCGGCCTCAAGCTGTGTGACCCCGGTCATCAGCTTCCCATGAAGCAGGTGTGCCTGCTCAAGATGGCGGCCGACGCTGCCCACGACGTGTTCGGCAAGGAACTCATCGCTGAGGCCTTCGTCGAAGTCCACGACAGCAACATGAGCAAGCTCGGGGCTGACGGCAAGCCGTTTCGTCGGGAAGACGGCAAGGTTTTGAAGGGTCCGAACTACCGACCCGCCAACATCGTCGGCATCCTTCTTCCGCAGAGCAAGGCTATCAACTGATGTGGCCGATCATTTTCATCGTCTGAGGTATCCACAAGTGGAAATCAACGTCTCCAACAAGACCGCTGCGGTCCTCGTGCTGGTCTACCTGATCCTGGTCGTCACCATCGCTGTCGGCTGGGTCCTCAATCTCGTCGCCCTGATCCACGCCGCCGGCCTCTCTGGCCTCGTGGTCGCACGGGCTGTCGGCATCTTCGTTCCCCCGCTGGGCGCCGTGCTCGGCTATTTCTTCTGAGGCATCCACTAATGGAACTATTGAAGCGATGGTGGGCTTGGCTCACCACCCCTGCTCCGGCCGCGGCCAAGGGCAGCGGACCCGCAGAGGTTCATGAGGCCCACGCCAATGACCCGAAGGACGCCCTCCCAACGGGCGAGCCGGGCGAAGCCCCGGCGCTCCCCTTCACCGGTGGCTTCTCTCGCTGCCTCCCTGTGATCCTGAAGTGGGAGGGGGGCAACGATGACGACCCCCGAGACCCTGGCGGGCGCACCTCTCGTGGCGTGATCCAGTCCCGCTATGACCAGTATCGCCGCTCCAAGGGCCTTCCCCTTGCTGATGTCTGGAAGGCGACTGACGCCGAGATCGAGGACATCTACGACATCTACTACTGGCAGGTGGTGAAGGGTAACTATCTACCGCCGGGCGTTGACCTGGTGGTCTTCGACAGCGGCGTGAACAGTGGTCCCGCCCAGGGAGCCAAGTGGCTTCAGCGCACTGTCGGTGCCGAGGATGACGGCAAGATCGGCCCCGCCACGCTGCGGGCTGTCGCTGCCGCCGTCACCAACATCGGTCCCCACGCCGTCATCGACGGTGTCCTCGATCGCCGCCTTGCCATGCTCCGAGGCCTTCGGACGTGGCAGTATTTTGGAAAGGGCTGGGCCAATCGCATCGCAGATATTCGAAAGCGTGCCCACGCACTCGTGAAGTAAGAAGAAGAATGGTAAGCACTCGCGCTCAGATTATCACCCGACGCACCTACAATCGCCCCGTTGATGAGACAGGGCTTTTCTTTGAGACCTGGGAAGACACTGTCGACCGGGTCATTCGACACCAGCAATGGCTCTGGACGCGCGCCAAGGGCGCCGATGGACTGACCATCGAAGAGCACATTGAACTGGAAGACCTCCGCTCTCTGATGCTGAAGCGCGAAGCTCTCCCCTCGGGCCGCACCCTGTGGCTCGGGGGAACCTCTGTCGCCAAGCGTCGAGAGGCCAGCCAATTCAACTGTTCCTTCGGAAGGATCGAGACTGTCCATGACGTTGTTGATGCGTACTGGCTCCTGCTTCAAGGCTGCGGCGTTGGCTTTGAGCCTGTCGTCGGAACCCTCAACGGTTTCGCAAAGCCGGCAAGCATCGAAGTCATTCGTTCCACCCGCACTGATCGAGGCCGTGAACAGAACGCAGCCTGCGTCGATGACGGGGAATTCTACCTCGAAGTAGGCGACAGCGCCGAAGCCTGGGCCAAGTCCATCGGCAAGCTCCTCGCCGAGAAGCGTCCCTTCAACAAGGTCGTCCTGAACTTCCAGGAGGTCCGCCCCGCAGGCGAGCGTCTGAAGGGCTACGGCTGGATCTCCTCGGGCGACACCACGATCAGTGAGGCCTTCGCCAAGATCGCGGAAATCCTCAGCAAGCGGGCAGGGCAGCTTCTCACCCGCATCGACATCCTCGACGTGCTGAACTGGCTCGGACGGACGCTGTCCTCTCGGCGAGCCGCAGAGATCGCTGTGGTCCCCTACGGTGACCCCGAGTGGCTGGAGTTCGCAAACGCCAAGCGGGATCATTTCGACGACAACCCGCAGCGGGCTCAGTCGAACAACTCCCTGATCTTCTACGAGAAGCCGTCCCTCGTGGAACTGCACGACATCTTCGGAATGATGGTCGATGCCGGCGGCTCTGAGCCTGGCTTCATCAACGCCCAGGCGGCTCTCAATCGGGCTCCCTGGTTCAAGGGTGTCAACCCCTGCGCTGAAATCCTGCTCGGCAACAAGAGCTTCTGCAACCTCGTCGAGATCGACCTGGGCAAGTTCAACGGTCGGCGCTCGGCGCTCAAGCGGGCCATCTGGCTGATCGCTCGGGCGAACTACCGGCAGACCTGCGTGAACCTGGACGACGGCATCCTCCAGCGCTCCTGGCACGAGCTGAACGAGTTCCTCCGGCTCACTGGCGTGGGCCTGACGGGCATCGTCCGGTGGGAATACCGGCACTCTGGATACGCCTTCCAGGACCTCCGCATCGCCGCTCAGAACGGTGTCAACACCATGGCCGATGCACTCGGCCTCCCGCGCTCCAAGGCCGTCACTACGGTGAAGCCTTCCGGCACGCTGTCAAAGATCATGGACACCACCGAGGGCGTGCATAAGCCGCTCGGCAAGTTCATCTTCAACAACGTGAACTTCTCGATCCACGACCCCGTGGTCGAGATCTGCCAGGAGGCGGGATACGAAGTCTCCCCGAATCCCTACGATCCGACCGGCGCCCTCGTGAAGTTCCCTGTGAGCTACGAGGATGTCGAGTTCGATGTGGTGGACGGGAAGCACGTCAACCTCGAAAGCGCTGTCACTCAGTTGGAGCGCTACAAGCTGTTGATGGACAACTACGTTGATCACAACTGCTCGATCACCGTGTCCTACGACACGAGCGAGGTCGACAACATCGTCGACTGGATCAACACGAATTGGGACACCTACGTCGGCGTCTCGTTCCTGTTCCGCAACGACCCCACCAAGACCGCTGAAGACCTCGGCTACCCATACCTCCCGCAGGAAGTGACGACGGCCGAGAAGTTCCATGCTTACGCTGAGAAGCTGCGGCCCGTGAACCTGGAGAACTCGGCCTCTTTCGAGGAAATCCGAGACGCAGACTGCGCCACCGGCGCCTGCCCCATCCGTTAATCCATCCGGCCCTGCCTCTCCCAAGAGGTGGGGCCTTTTCTCAGGAAACCCAATGGCACGTAAGGTCAAGGAGAAGTTCATCTCTGAGCGTCAGAAGCCCGCGCTGCGACCGCTCAACGATAAGCAGGCCGAGTACATCGCCGCCCTGTCGGCCAACCCTCAGGTGGTCGTCATGGGTCCGGCAGGGACCGGAAAGACCTACATTCCTGCCATCATGGCGGCAGACGCGCTGCTCAATCATCGCATCCGTCGTGTCGTCCTGACCCGCCCGAACGTTCCAGGCGGCCGGTCCCTCGGCTTCTTCCCTGGAACTCTGGAGGAGAAGATCGGCCCGTGGCTGGCCGAGATCATCGCCGTCCTGTCCGAACGCATGGGACAGGGGGCTTTCGAGATTGCCCTCAAGCGTGGCGACATCGAGATCGTGCCCTTCGAAGTCATGCGTGGCCGCACCTTCCGCGATGCTTTCATCATCCTTGACGAGGCTCAGAATACCGAGCCTCAGGAGATGAAGATGTTCCTCACCCGTATCGGTGAGGGCAGCAAGGTCGTCATCAACGGCGACATCTCGCAGTCTGACCTGAAGTCCACGAGTGGCCTCAAGACCATCCTAGACGTGATCGAGAAGCAGCAACTCCCTGTCCCTGTGGTGGAGTTCGGTCTCGAAGACATTGTTCGCTCAGACCTTTGCGCCATGTGGGTCAAGGCCTTCCATAAGTCAAAGGTGTAATATTCCACACCTAGGCATAAAGGAAAACTCGCTTGTTTGAAGAAGACCGGTTTCCTGTTGTCGATAAAGCCCTGCTCGACAAGCTAGAGGAGTTGTTCCCTGAACGGTGCCCCGCCATTGACCTCGCAGATCGAAAGATCTGGTGGGATGCTGGTGCCCGGTCTGTCGTTCGGTTCCTTCGGCGTCACTATGACGAGCAGAACCAGAACGTACTGGAGAACTCCATTGTGCATGGCACCTGAAGTGCCGAAGGTGAAGCCTCCGGCCCCTTCGCCAGCCCCGCCTCTTCCTGTGGCTGGCGCCCCCAAGACCATCAACTCGGAAGCCGCAACGCTTTCGCGTAAGCCGGCTGGCAAGAACAGCCTCATCGTCCCCCTGTCCAATACCGGACTGAACGTACCCGTTGCATAAGAAATGAAGTTGACGACTGCCGCCCAGCGCTACAAGACGCTGGAAATCAAGCGGGAGCCGTTCCTTGATCGAGCGCGAAAGTCAGTCGAACTGACGATCCCGGCCCTACTCCCGAAGAGTGGACACACCAGCACGTCGAACCTGCCGACCCCTTACCAGGGCATCGGAGCGCGCGGCGTAAACAACCTGGCGTCCAAGCTCCTCCTCGCGCTCCTTCCCCCCAACAGTCCGTTCTTCCGGTTGACGACCGATGACTTCACGCTTGAGCAGATGGCTCAGCAAGAAGGCATGCGCTCGGAATTCGAGAAAGCCGCCAACAAGTATGAGCGGGCTATCATGGGGGAGATCGAAGGCACGGCCATCCGTGTTACCGCCTTTGAAGCTCTCAAGCATCTGATCCACGGAAACGTCCTGGCCTACTTCCCGCCGAATGGTGGGATGCGAACCTACACCCTGGACAAGTATGTCGTCGTCCGAGACCCGGATGGCGTCGTCCTTGAGATCATCATCAAGGAAGCTGTGTCGGCCGCAAACGTGCCGGCGAACATCCTTCCGCTCCTCAAGGATCAGGCCAAGGACGAGGCTTCTCGGAGCCACGAGAAGAACTACGACCTCTACACCTGGGTCCGACTGAACGGCGACAAGTACACCGTCCACCAGGAGATCCAGGACGTTGTCGTCCCCGAGACCTACGGCACCTATCCTCAGGATGTCGTCCCTTACCTGGCCCTTCGGTGGGCCAAGGTCGATGGTGAAGACTACGGGCGAGGCTATGTCGAGGAATACTACGGCGACCTGAAGTCGCTGGAAGAACTATCGAAGGCCATCGTCGAAGGCTCTGCCGCCGCCGCCAAGCTGCTCTTCCTCGTGAATCCGAACGGAACCACGAAGATGCAGTCGATCGCGGAGGCACCGACCGGAGCCATCCGGCCTGGCAACGCCGCAGACGTGACCGTCCTCCAATCTCAGAAGCACGCCGACCTTCGGGTGGCTGCTGAGACCGCCGCTAAGATCGAGCAGCGGATCGCATACGCCTTCCTGATGAACACTGCGATCCAGCGGAACGGCGAGCGAGTGACTGCGGAGGAAATCCGCTACATGGCCGGCGAGTTGGAAGATGCCCTTGGTGGCGTCTACTCTATCCTGTCCCAGGAGTTCCAGCTTCCGCTGGTCAACATCCTCCAGGCTCGCATGGTCCGACAGAACCGCCTTCCCGCGCTTCCTAAGGACATCGTCCGGCCCGTCATTGTGACCGGCATGGAAGCTCTCGGACGAGGGCATGACATGAACAAGCTGACCATGTTCGCGCAGATCGCCGGCAACGCCGCTGCACTGCCGCCCGAGATCAACAAGCTCGACTTCCTGACCCGCATCGGCACCTCCTTGGGTATCGACATGGTCGGACTGCTCAAGACCCCTGAGCAACTCCAGCAGGAACAGCAGGCAGCCATGATGATGCAGATGGGTGATCGAGTTGGCCCGAACGTCGTCAACGCAATCGGCAAACAGGCCGAACTAGCACAAGGAGCCCCTAATGGCCCGACGCCGCAAGGCTGATGTGGTCGAGGAAGTTTCTGTTGAGGCGCCGGCGGTCGAAGAGACCCCGGCAGCCCCGTCTGTTGAGGAGCGTTCTGATGCTCCGAAGACTGTCGTTATCAACGCCATCGAACTTCTGGTGAAGACCTACTGATGACCGCATCGCTCAATCTGACTACCGAGCAGCCTGTGGATACTTCCGCCCACGACGCTGCGATGATCGCCAAGTTCGAGGGCACCCAGCCGCAGAGCGGCACGGAGACATCTTCCACGGATCGCCCCACCTGGCTTCCTGAGAAGTTCCAGTCGCCCGAAGAACTGGCGAAGGCCTACGCTGAGCTTGAGAAGAAGCTCGGTGGGCAGACGCCCCCGAAGACCGAAGCCCCCAAGCCTCAGACCCTTCAGGTCGACGCTCAGACCGAAGCCGCGCAGACCGCCGTGGCTGACGCAGGTCTCGACTGGAGTGCTCTTGAAGACAAGGTCGTCACCAACGGTGCCCTGGAAGAGGGCGACTATGCTGCCCTTGAGAAGGCCGGCATTCCGAAGGTGATGGTCGACAACTACATCGAAGGCATCAAGGCGCAGTCCGAAAAGATCACGAACGAAGTCCTTGGCTCCATTGGCGGGCGCGAGAACTTCGATGCGATGGCTTCGTGGATGACGCAGAACCTGACCCCCGCCGAGATCGAGAGCTTCAACAAGGTCATGGGCAGCCGTGATCTGCACAGCATGAAGCTGGCGATGTCCGGCATGTACCAGAAGTACACCGCCGTCGCTGGCGAGACCCCGAAGCTCCTGAAGCCGGCCGGCAACAATGCTCCGAGTGGCAGCGTGTTCCGCTCCACCGCTGAGCTTGTCGAGGCCATGAAGGACCCTCGGTACAACAAGGACCCGGCCTATCGGGCCGACGTTGAGGCTCGTCTGGCGCGCTCCGAGATCTTCTAAGGAGCACCTATGCTCGCCGTTCTTTCTTTCATCGCATACCTCTCGACCAACTCCGAGGCCATCATCACCACGCTGATGGGGCTTCAGGTGCTGGCCACCATCGTCGTCAACCTGACGCCGACCCCGGTGGACAACGAGATCGTTTCCAAGATCTACAAGGCCGTTGAGGCCGCTGCCGGCATTCTGACCAAGAAGGCCAAGCAGTAATTACGCCCCCTGAGGACCGGCCTTCTGGCATCGGTGACCACTCGATCCGAGTAAGTCCAAGCCGCCTCAGTATTGGAGAGTAGCTCAATGGTAGAGCACCCGGCTGTTAACCGGGCGGTTGAAGGTTCGAATCCTTCCTCTCCAGCCAACTTCTCGTGATGGAAGATTAGCCACACCTGCGTCGTTACGCGGTGGCTAGCATACCTTTGACGAACGCTCAGAACTCTTAGCCCTCTGCGGAGGACAACTCTGTTGTGATGCGCGTGATGCTCGAAGGGAAGCTGATCAACTTCCTTTAATCATCACGAGAGAATTCAATACAATGGCTAACGCAAACGTTAACCGCATCGGCCAGGCCAACGGCGCTGGCGCGGTCGACGCCCTCTTCCTGAAGCTCTTCGGCGGCGAAGTTCTGACCGCCTTTGAGATCGCCAACGTGGCGCTGAACCGCACCACGGTGAAGACCATCTCCAGCGGCAAGTCCGCTTCCTTCCCGGCGTTCGGTCGGATCACGGCCGAGTACCACACCCCCGGCACTGAGATCACCGGTCTGACGACCAACCAGAACGAAGTCGTGATCGCGGTCAATGACCTGCTCATCTCGCACTCGTTCATCTCCAACATCGACGAGGCGAAGGCCCACTACGACGCCCGCTCGATCTATTCGACCGAGATGGGCCGTGCGCTCGCCAACCAGATGGACAAGCACATCTTCCAGGTGGGCATCCAGGCGGCTCGCTCCTCGAACGTCGTCACCGGCCTTCCGGGCGGCTCCCAGATCCTGACCTCGACCTCCGGTGCTCCGGCGTCGGCTGACTACGCCAACAACGGCTCGCACCTCGCTGCGGCGCTGTTCCTGGCGGCTGCCCAGCTTGACAGCAAGAATATCCCCGAGGATGGGCGCGTGTGCTTCCTGCGCCCGCAGCAGTATTACAACCTCGTCTCCTCGAAGGACGCCATCAACCGCGACTGGGGTGGCCAGGGTGCGTACTCGGACGGCAAGATCTTCCGGGTCGCCGGCATCGACATCGTCAAGACCAACCAGCTTCCGTCCTCGGACGTGTCGACTGGTGCTCTGAACACCGGCCTGGTCAACGGCTCGGCCTCCAACCTCGGCGTGAACGCCACCGGCACTGTCGGTCTGGTTATGCACCCGATGGCGGTCGCTACCGTCAAGCTGCTCGATCTGGCGATGGAGAGCGACTACGACATCCGCCGGCAGGGCACCCTGATGGTCGCCAAGTACGCGGTCGGCCACGGCGTGTATCGCCCGGATGCTGCGGTCGAGATCAAGAACGCCGCTTCGTAATCCGATCAATCCATTAATGGATTAAACCCCGAGAGGTAGGTTCCCCGAACAGAGGAGCCTACCTCTTTTTTTCGTTTTGCTTTGAGGCACGCATGGCTCTGGACCTTACTCCAATCTCTGAGCTTGATGCCGTCAACATGATGCTGCTCGCTATCGGAGAGAGCCCGGTCAATGACTTGGACGCTCCTGAACTGGCCGATGCCTCGCTCGCCCATCAGCGGCTCCACGAGGTTAGCCGCAACGTGCAGAACATGGGCTGGCATTGGAACAGGGAAGCCGACTATCCCCTGGCCCCCGATGTCGACGGCTACATCAACATTCCCACCAACGCGCTGAAGGTCGATCCCAGCGATCCCTCCATGCGCCACGTCGTGCGCGGAACCCGTCTCTACGACAAGGTCAGCCGCTCCTACGTGTTCACCTCTACGGTCTCTGTGGATGTCGTCTGGTTCCTTGCGTGGGATGAACTCCCCCAGGCCGCCCGCAACTACATCGTCCACCGAGCGACGCGCGAGTTTGCCTATCCACTGGTGGGAGACAGCGCAACCCTTCAGGATGCCGCCGAGAATGCCAGCAAGGCCTGGGTCGCGCTTCAGCACGATGAAGCCGAGGTTGCCGACTACAACATCCTGACGGACAGCTATGATGTGGCGAGGGTCATCAACCGATGGCTCTGATCACGTCCTCGATCCCCAACCTGATCAACGGGGTCAGCCAGCAGCCCTTTGCGCTGCGCCTGGCCACGCAGTGTGAAGAGCAGATCAACGGCGATAGCTCGGTCACCGAAGGACTGCGGAAGCGTCCCGGTACGCGCAAGGTCAAGAAGCTCGTCACCTCGTTGAACAGCAACTCCCTGATCCACACGATCAACCGAGATGCCGTCGAGCAGTACCAGGTGATCTTCGATACCACGGGTGTCCGTGTGTTCGACATGGCCGGCACTGAGAAGACCGTGAGCTATGGCTCCGGCGCCCAGGCCTACATCACCAACAGCAACCCCAAGGCCAACCTCACGGTCCTCACCGTGGCTGACTACACCTTCGTGGTCAACAAGACGGTGACGGTTGCTTCCGGCACCACGCGAACGCCGGCACGAACCCCCGAAGCCCTCGTGTGGGTGCGGACGGGCGACTACAAGAAGCGCTACGGCATCACGATCGACGGCACGACGTGGGAGTTCCAGACCTCGACGGCCAACACGAGCGCTGGCGACTACGACCCTGACACCGTCAAGACGGACTGGATCGCCAACGCCCTGGCAAACCAGATCCCCTCGGCCACCTATACCGTGGTCCGAGACGGCTCCGTCATGACCATCCGGCGCAACAACAACGCCGACTTCTCGATCAAGGTTCGAGACAGCCTCGGCGACCAGGGCATGGTGCTCGTGAAGGGCTCGATCCAGCGCTTCAACTCCCTGCCCGAGAAGGCCATCTCAGGCTTCCTCTGCAAGGTGATCGGAGCCGACGATAGCGGCTTCACGGACTACTATGTGCAGTACCAGTCGAGCCCCGATACGACGGGCTACGTCTGGAATGAGGCTGCCAAGCCCGATGAACTGAACTCGCTCGATGCCTCCACGATGCCCCACGTCCTGATCCGCAACAGCGACGGGACGTTCACCTTCCAGCGGGCAACCTGGAACACGCGGACGGTCGGCGACCTCGTCAGTGACCCCATGCCATCCTTCGTGGGCCGGCAGATCAAGGACGTGTTCTTCCACCGCAACCGACTGGGCTTCCTGACGGGCGAGAATGTGGTCCTCTCCGCTGACGGCGAGTTCTTCCGGTTCTTCCGTGAGAGCGTCGTCCAGGTTCTGGACACCGACCCCATCGACATTGCGATCTCGCACACCAAGGTGTCGATCCTGAACCATGCTGTGTCCTTCTCGGACGGCCTGCTGCTCTTCGCTGGGCAGACGCAGTTCCAGATCGGCAAGCCCGAGCTTCTGACCCCGAAGACCATCTCGGTTCAGCCTCTCACGGAATATGAGTACAACTCAGACGTGGAGCCTGTGGCCGCCGGCAACAACATCTACTTCCTCCAGAAGCGAGGCAGCTACTCCGCAATTCGTGAGTTGTATGTCGACCAGGA